CTGGCGGGCTGGACGTTGGCATTCTCGACAATCAGGCCGTTTTTGCTTTTCGTCATGCCCCAGATGTCAAGCATCATCTGTTCGGGGAACATAGCGACTTCAAAATCGCCGGAATAGCCGTTGTTGCTCTGGCAGACGTAGTACACAATGCCGTCCGCGTAGAACTTCGTAACTTCGCCCTCGGCATCCAGAGACAGCGACACGCTGCCGGGGATGGCAACAGGGGTGTCGAAGGTGATCGTGCCATCTTCGCCAGTCACTTTGTGCTTGGCGTAGTGCGCGTTTTTGAGATTGAAAAGCACTTTATCTTTAGACATTTTTACACCTCAATTTCATAGATGACATAGAACATCTGTTCTTCGTCAATGTAGATTTCATCGGACTTGCTGTAAAAGATGCCCGCCGCCGTCAGCGCTTTTTCAAGCGCCGCTTCGGTATCGGGGTCTTTTTCGGCTGTGTACAGTTCAAGGGCATAGAGGGTCTTTTTGGCGTACACAATGCCATCTGCCGCAAAGGGATTGTCGCGCTCAAAATAGAACACGCCGAACGGCAGATCATGGCCGTTTTTCCATGCGCGGTATGCAAACGGAATACCGCTGCTGTCCAGTACCGTTTTTAATTCAGCCTGCGTCAACCGCAATACCTCCGTTTCAATTTTTTGTTGCATATATCGTGCATTTCTGCTATGCTGGTAATAAATAAATGCGAAAGGGTGTTCACTATGCGGCAATGTAAACGGTGCGGGCGAAAAGGATTGTTTTTCTTTATGACGAAAGATTCCCTGTGCATGAAGTGTAATAGAGAAGTCGAGCGTCAAAAAAAAGAAGAAGAAAAGGCGCTTAAAATAAAGATGCAGGAAATGGCAGAAAAGCGCCGCGCAGAGGAAGAAGCAGAACGGCAGAAACACACTGCATTACGAAAAGAAGAATGGAACCAGCGCCGCGCAGGCATCGCAGCTTTCGATGATGTGCCGCGCGTTCAGATAGGCACAGACGGGAAAAAGCAAAAGGCACAGGCCGTTTCTTTCTTGAAAGAACTTACTTATTCTCGTGTTACGGCAAAGAGCGACCCCGCAAAATTCGGTGATTTTGTCGTTTTGGACACCGAAACAACGGGATTATCCTGCACAAAGGATGCTGTGCTGGAAGTTGCGGCAATCAAAGTAAAGAATTACAAATTTGTTGAGGTATTCCATACAATGATTACCCCCCCCCGCAGAAACTTTCAACGGATTCTGCGCGTGAAGCAATGTCTGTCAATGGCATAACACCAGAAATGTTAGAGGGTGCGCCGATGCTGTACCAGATCATCCCGTCACTGCAAGAGTTCATCGGGGATATGCCGCTTCTCGGTCACAATCTGGAATTTGATTTAAAATTCCTGTGCCGTGCGGGTTTGAATGTTACAGAGCCAAAACGAAAGTTCTTTGATACTTATGTAATGGCTGGGCGCTCGCTCAAAAAGCCAAAGTGGGAGTATGACAAGGAAATTGGTGCATACGCTCCCAACTATGACAAAAACTACGATGTCGAGAATTACAAGTTGGAAACACTGTGTAATTATTTCGGCATTGACAGAATGGATGCTCACCGTGCGTTGGGGGACTGTGTAGACACTGCGCAGCTATTCCGCGCTTTTATCGAAGAAAAAGTTGAAATATACGGTGCGCATTTTTAACGCTTGAAGCGTTGCACGACCTCTTGCGTTATCATCCCTTCAAGTTTTCGTTCCTCTGGTTCAACATGCGGCAGGGCTTTGGTTCTGCCGCCATTTTTCTTTGCGTGCCCATGTTCCAGCAGATGCACAAGGCCGGGTTTCTTTTTGTTGTGAATCGCAACGCGGATTGTCGAATTACTTTCATACAGCACAGAAACATCCCAGCCCGTGCGATAGTGACCGCCCTTCGTTCCTTTCTTGTGCCGTCTGTACGGACTTGTAACTTTTAAATCCGCCGCAGCCGTTTTTGCACATTCAAGGCAGGCAGCTTTCATATCATCTGCCACTTCCTGCTTGTAGGTTTGCAGTTCCTTGACAATGACATCTGCCAGTTCGTCCGGCTTGACCTTAATCGTGCTGCTCATGTGATGCCCCTTTTGGTTGCTGCATACAGTTCCAGCGTGTCAGGGTCAGCCTGATAGGTGCGGTAAATCAGCTTTCTTTTGCCGTCCACCATGGCGTATTTCTCGCCGCTGTAATCCCACGGGTGCAGCACGAATTTCTGTACATTGCTGTACCCGTGGGAACCGGCGGTAAAAGATTCTTCCCGGCTCACACTCTTAATGTCACCGTACACCGTCACGCGGCCCGTCTCGGTTTCGGTCTGCCTGCCCAACGCGTCAGTATCGGAACTGTCCGTTGCAATCAGAATAATTTCATCGCTGAAATACATATCAGCCCTCCAGATAATCCCCGCACAGGCTCAAGCTGACCGCAAGGCTTTCATAGCTTTTCTGGTAGCGTTCGGCATCGCTGCCGCCGTACCCGAAATTACCCTTACAGTACAGCTTGACAGCCTGCTTGATAAGCGGGTCGTTGTCACTGATCTTTACGACACCACGTTTGCGCAGATCAGCTTTGCAGGCAGCAATCAAATCTGTAAGTTCATCATCAAACGCAGTCTTGTTCTTGTTGCGCAGCACCCACACTCTTGCAAGTTCAAGCACGGTTTACACCTCCGGGGGTTACACCTTGGCAGCTTCGCCCTTTTTGATGATGATAACGCCGTTGGGGTCAAGCAGCTTGCCGTCACAGATGTGCAGCACCTTGGTCTTGACGGTGTTATCGTCGTGATCCATCCACTTGACGGCGGCAAACTGACCGTTGCTGTTCTCGGCGTAGTCGCTGGGGTTGAAGTACACGGCAATGACATCATCCTTGGCGGCGGCATCGAAGTTGGCGATGATGTCATCCTCGACGGTCTCCACAGGTTTGCCGCAGAATCGGTACGTCTCTCCGCCGTCGATGCCGTAGTTCACGCGCCCGATGGGCTGGCCGTTCTTATCGACCATGCCGTCAATGTAGCCGTCAAACGTGCCCTGCGCCATGACAAACTCACCCTTGCGGTACGCCTTGGGAATCTTGGCGATGACCTTCTTGTGCCATGCGGAATAGTCGCCGATCTCATCAGGGGAAAGAACGACAACATTCTTGGTGGGCACGCGGCTGTCCTTGGTGATGCCACGGAACTGCCCGCTGCCGGTACCGGAAATGATGGCCTTTTCCTTTGCGGCAACGATAGCTTCCACAGCCAGCGGCGCAAACATCTGCTGGAACTCATCGAAGGTGACGATGGACGCAAGCAGGGTCTGTGCGATTTTGCATTCCAGACCGTAGTAGCTGAAGGAAACCTTCGTGTTGGCGGTCAGCTTCTGATCATCGCTGGACTTGCTCTCGCCAATCCAGTTGGCGGTAGGCTTCAAGGTCAGAATCGGGAACTCGACACCGCCCTGCACATTCAGCTTGCGGATTTTGGCGTACAGGTTGCCGTAAGACTTCATCTCGCGGATGATCTCGCGGGTGATCGTGGTGGGAATGACCGCGCTCGCGTCGGTGGTGGTCGTGGTAGCGGCCACATTCAGCATCGGGGCCACGCTGGCGCGCAGATCGGCGGGAATCTCGGTACCGCGGCAGACGAAGTTCATAAACGCCGTGCGGTACTCGTTCGTCTCGCTAGGGTCGGTATGGGCGGTCTGGGCGCCGAAGTTGTTGATCGTGACCATCTGCGGGGCAGCGTTGGTCTGGGCGGGGGTCACATCGGGCAGGTTGTAACTGCGGTTGCCGTTTTCCAGCGCGGCCAGATTCGCGCGGGCCTGCGCGGCAGCTTCATAATCCGCGTCAAGCTGGTTGATCTCATCGCGGCAGCGGTTGGAAGTTTCGATGTCGCCCGCGTCGATGGCGGCGCGCATATCGTTCAGCAGTTTGGTGCGCTGGGCATTGTACTGTTCTTTCGTCATAATGTTAGACAGCTCCTTTTTTGATAAGATTTTCATAATCGGTTTTGGCCTGCGCCAAAGCAGCGGCGTTCTGATCGCGGAACATGGCAAGCGTCTTTTGCACGACGCTTTCGGGCAGCAGTCCGGGCACATCGGCGGCGACAAGGTCGCCGCCCATGACTTCATCCACAAGGCCAAGTTCCACGGCACGGCGGGCGTCAACCCATGTTTCCGCGTCCATCATGGCGCGGATTTCATCGCGGGTTTTCCCGGTCTTGCGCATATAGGCGTTGGCAAGGGCATCACAGGCAATGTCAAGTCGATCTCCTGCGCGGTGCAGTGCGCGGTAGTCGCCGTCGGCACTGCTGTACACATTATGAATCATCATCTGACCCACGGGAGAAATCATGCTGTGCCCAGCCATTGCAATGACGCTGGCGGCGCTGGCGGCGTAGATGATCTTGATATTGACATCACCGGGATACTCGCACAAGGCTGTGTAAATGTCCGTCCCAGCATGAACATAACCGCCGCCGGAATTGATGTACACTTCAATGGGCTGTCCGTTTGCGGCGGCAAGGGCATCCGCAACGTCTTTCGGCGTGGTGGATTCCATGTCAAACCAGTCGTAGACGCGCTTATAATCCTGCGGGATAATCACGCCTTTTACGTTTACTCTCATTCGGTTTCACCTCCCGACTTCGTTTGTTTTACGGGCGCGGTGTCAAGACGGCGGATGGGTTCGTCACCGCCTGCCACAGGGGCAAGGCCAAAGACAGCGCGCCACTCGTTGGGCAGCATAGCGCCGCGGTCAACCATGGATTCAAGGGAAAGTTTCGTGCTCATGCTGGCGTATTGCAGATTTGAACTTTCCAGATACAGCTTGTTCCCGAATGCGCGCTGCCGCCGGTTCCACAGTTTGCGTGTGTGTTCGGCAGCGATTTGCAGCAGATCGGGTTCAACTTGGGCTTCGTAGTAGCTTATCCACTCATTTTCCGAAAAAGAGGATTTCACGATTTTTTCGTTTGTGTTGAAGAAGCTGTACAGCCGCGTGATGTTGTTCTGACTTTGCAGGGCGTTTGGCACATAGTCGTGCGGTTCCAACTGCACGGCATCGGCCTTTACGTCCGTACCTGCAACGCCCGTGCTGTTGTTGTTATCAAGGAAAGCATCGGCAAAGTCCTTTGTTTGCTTCTTGATGTCCTCCGGGCGCATACCGCTGGATGTGAATTTCAGCAGCCATCGGATGACCGCGCCGTTGCGAACAGCGTTGATGATGCTGCGGTCAGTCGTGCCGATGACTTCCATGACGCTTTGAAGCGCAGGGCCGGGCGGCGTGCCGAACACGTCATTTTCGTTGTAATCGTTGCGCAGATGGATAACGTCGGTATAGGCAAATGTCCATGTGCTGCCGTTCGGCAACCAGAATTGCAGCAGCAGTTCGCCCGCTTTGTTATAGAGGGCCTGCACACTGCTGGCGACGATGGGAAACAGTGCAACGGGGAAACCGTTGTCATCGCGCTGGATAAGCGCAAACGCATTGTTGTTCAAGATCAACTGCGTTTCCATTTTCTCCGCGTACATCTGCCACGTCATGTACTGGTTCGGTTCTTCCAGCAGCAGGCGAATGTAGGGGTCTGGGTTCGTCTGCGTGTTGGTTTTGCCGTCCGGGCCGATGGTCGTTCGGATGTGGCGCGGCATGGCCTTGCCCACGGCCTTGATTTTCGGGCGGATGCAGGCGCGCACGATGTCGCTTTTGTACAGGTTCCCGTCGTAGACATACAGGCCGTTGCCTGTCTCCGTTACCATCTTGACTTGTGCTGCGGTGGGACTGCGGGCGACAGCCGCGCGCAACCGTTGAAAAATTCCCATGTGGGCATCCTCCGATCAAATCATAGTTTTGTAATCATCCTGTCGGTCTTGGAACACAACGAAAGCATCCAGCAGAGCGGCCAGACCGTCAATGCGCTTGCGCGCCTTGCTGGTTTTGTTCGGCTTGATGTTGCCGTTTTTATCTTCCACAATGCCCGTGTTAGCAAGGCACCATTTCAAGACAGGGTTATTGTTGTAAATGATAAGTTTGCTATCAAAATCTGCACCTAACTGCTTCATGGGTAGCGACAGCGTTTTCATGGTCTGCTGCACGGGTACGAACACGCCCTTGCCGAAGGTGTCCTGCATTTCGTCTACCCAGTAGCTTGCAGACCATGCGTCATAGCCGCCACAATAGATATAGCAGTCAAGTTCGTTCTGTACTTCAAGGAACCATTCCGTGACATCTTTCTGCCGGACTTTGTTGCCCTCACAGGTACGCAGATAGCCTTGTTCTTTCCACAGGTCGTAAGGAATACGATCTTCCCGCACGCGGCGTTCAAGCAGTTCTTCGGGCAACCAGAACATACACAGGACATAGATGTGCGGGTCGCCCGGAACCATGAATATAACGACAGCAGCGGTAAGGTCGGTAGTGCTGGAAAAGTCCGCGCCGCCGATGCCATACCGTGGCCGAAGCTGGCGCACGTCGAATGTGGCGGTGTTGTTCAACTGCTCAAAAGTCAGCCATGCTTCGCCGATAGTTTCGGGAATGTTGAAATCCTTGCAAAGCAGGTTCTTCACAAGTTTCGGGTTTGCAATGGCTTTCTGCACCTTGGCCCGCAACTGCTCCACAGACTTGATCGTACCTAAGCCGGGGTTTGCCTTGGCCCAGCAGCTTTCGTCTGTCCATTCCTTGCGGCTGTCCAGTTCGTAGATGACGGGCAGGAAGTGTTCGTTTTTATAGCCGTTGTCGTCATAAAAACCGTTTATGACATTTTCGGCTTCTTGATACAGATCATCGTACAGACCTTCGCGCACCGTGCCCGCCGTGGTAGTCTCGAAGATCATCGGCTGTTCACGGGCGGTCACACCGTCAACAATAACGTCATACAGGGCGCGCATAGGCGGTGCCCATGCGTGAATTTCGTCCAGCAGACCGCCGTGAACATTCAAACCATCCTGTGTGTCGCTGTCGTGACCTAGGGGCTTGTACACGCTGTCGTTGAAGTCGGAAACCATTTCGGCGACAAGCGGCTTGATTTTGCCGTTCGGTGTTTTGCGCGTCCAGTGCAGCACAGGTGACTTGCAGACCATGCGGCGGGCTTCCTGCCAGATGATCTTTGCCTGATCTTTTTTGGTGGCGACGGCGTAGATTTCCGCGCCGGGTTCACCGTCTGCAACCATCAAATACAGGCCGATGGCCGCAGACAATGTTGACTTGCCGTTTTTACGGGCGACAACAAGCAGGACTTCCCGATACTTTCGCGTTCCGTCAATGACATGGACGAATCCGAACATGGCGGCGACAAGCGCTTTTTGCCACAGTTCAAGGATGAACGGCTTGCCGCCCGCTTTGCCTTTGCTATGGCGGCAGTAGTTTTCGATGAACTCTATTGCATGGTTGGCGCGCTTGGCTTTGTAGGCATAATCGCCGCAGCCGTTGACGACATCCTGCGCAAGTTTGCGGTATACCGTGGCAACCTTTTTACTGACAACAACCTGTCCGTTTTCAATGGCAGCGTTGTATTCAAGTATCGGGTTGTAGGTCAGTGGATAGCGAATCAATCCGCATCACGTCCCGCAACGAAACTGTCAAACTGATCGCCCGCGTCAGTGGTGGGCGGCGGTGCGGTAGCCTTGGGCAGCAAGTCGGTCAGCTTGGAAAGCAGTGTCGCATAATTCTTGATGGTGGTATTGTAGCTTTTCAGTGCAGGATTTTCGCGCAGCATGGATTGTTCACCCTGCACGAAGAAATCCAGTGGGCCGATTTCGTCGGCCTTATTCTTCAAGGTGTCAAGCATCCCGGACATCCAGATCAGTTCCGACACGACGTTGCTTGCAAGCGCGCGGCGTTCTTCCGGCACAGATTCAATCGTAGATTTCAATTCCTTTTCGGTCAGAATCCGAATCGGCTGGTTCTTCTTCCGTGCCATTGCACGCCCTCCCTTGCAAAAAAATATAGGGCCGCAAACCGCCGACATCCATCGACAGTTTACGGCCCCACTCGGCCCTTAGTGCAGACCATTTACTGCACCGCGCTTTTTTTCACTTTTCGCCGCACTTCCAAAACGATGATTTCACCGTTCTTTCGGCGCTTGATCTCGGCTGTGTTGCCATGTTCCAGTATGGCGCGCACAGCTTCAATTACATCGTCCGGCAACGTCCGTTCACCTCCGCCCGGATTCCTGCAAAACAGGAACAAATCTGTTTCATCTGTCAAGACCCCCCGGTCATGTGAAAATAACCTGTGTGTTCTTTGTGGCTCACTCCCTCGGTTCTATGGCAAACCGGGCTAGGGCCTGCCTAGGGGGGAGTAGCGCCGCTGGCGTTGGCCTTGTCCGCTGGCTGCGGCTGGCCGTTTTCGTCAAAGTAGTAAAGATTTCCACCGTCATTTTCAATTTTGTTGTGGCAATCGTGGCAGACATACAGGAAGTTCGCCGGATTCAAAGCAATGTCCGGGTCTGTGATGTTCTCCGGCGTCAGCCATACTTTGTGATGGACGATGTAGCCGGGCGCATCTCTGCATATCTGACACAAGCCGCCGTCAATGTTGACGCGGGAAGCAACGAACGCCGCGCGGCACTTGCGCCACTTTTTTGATTTGTAAAACGCTTCCGCAAATGCCTGCGCCATAGTTCACCGTTGGTGTTCCAGTAGAACACGACGCAATCCGCCGGGGATTGTGTAGTAATAGAATCGTTACTGCTGTGTGATGTGTAGCGGAATCGAACCGCCGCGCTGTGCGCCGTACCTTGCACACCATATAATCCCGGATTGCCCGCCGGGCCGGGTGTCGCCATAGAATAGGAGGAAGAAAGGCCGTCAGTGTTCCCAACTGACAATTCCACTATAGCACACTTGAAATCGCTTATCTGGCCAACATTATGAACAAACTGTAAACTTTAGTGCTTAGGGCTTGCATCTGGAATAAGGCCAGCTTCAAGGGCTAGTGTGTAGCAGTATTCGCGCTTGTAGCGGCGGAAAGTCTTTTCGCTTATATTCAAGTCGAACTGCCGCAGCAGAGTTGCGACGCTGGGTCTGCGCGGGTGCTTGACGTTCACCTTGATGGCAGCGGCCAGACGGTGCGCTTCGTCCTGCTGGCCCGCCGGGTATTTGTCGAAGATCATCTGTTCCGCAGTGCACAGGGCTGAAAGATACGGTTCCGTTTTGGCCCCCTGTACCAGCCCTGCGCAGACCTTGACGATACCGGGCGGCAGGGTGTAGCGGTTCATGGCTCACGCTCCTTGCACTCGTCATAATCTTCATCATCTGGAATTTCGTCGGGCAATTCCCAGAGTTCACATATTCCGTCCCCACGCTGGAACATCGGGAAATTATACATCCGGCTTTCCTGATTGGTGCATCGTGCTTTCCAGTATTTGCATCTTCCACAGCGCGGATAGTCGTTTATCAGCATGGTTCACCCCCGAACTTTGCGCCGCAATACGGGCAATAACTGTACGATTTTGCCAACGCCGCGCCGTAGTCCTCATCTATGCACAGTTTGCAATTACTGCAAAATCCTGCATCGTGCGTACATTGCGCAGTTCCGCGCATAATGTGTGCCGTGGGCCGCAGGGTTTCCGGGTCGATAGTCGGTGTATCATCCACCAATCCGCGCCCATACTCTGCGCCGCTCTTATATGCCTGGTACTCGCCACCCTCATAAGCGCACCCGATCATATCAGATAGTCGCGGTACTTTATCTGCGTCAATCAGCCGCATGGTTATCCCTCACTTTCTCAAAATAGAATTTGATCGCTTTCGGATTTTCCAGCACATTTCCGTACACCACGCCGATCTTGTAGATGTAGTTCTCTTGCAGCTTTTGCGGGATCTCTGCAATGTATCGTCTGAATGTTTCAAGGTCGTGGGCGCGTTTGTAGTGATTGCACATGCGGCAGGACGGCATAAGGTTTTCAATGTCGTCCGTGCCGGAATCCTCTGGGTTCCACGCCCTCTGCGGCTTGAAGTGGTCTACCTGCATATCATTGTAGGCAATGTGGCGGCCACAGTAAGCGCAATGACCGTCAAATTTCTTGTACACCGCAACGCGGGTCTTTTTACTGATTGCCATTTATTCATCCTCGCTGTACTTATAGTCGTAAAAAGTTCCGTCAGGTTCAACGAAAAATTCTTCTTCTTCCCATCGTGCATCACAGGTTTTATAATTTTCGCAAGAAGCAAGGCTCACGTCCATAGCCCCATCATCACCGCGCGTACAGCGTTTGCCAATTTTGCCATCCTTGCGCATTGTATAATTCAGCGAGTACTGATACAGATTGCTTACAACAATGCGTCCGCCGCAGCGCGGACAGCATTTTATAACTGTTCCAAGGTTCATTCTATGCCCTCCGTATCCGCCGGGGATTGTGTGACAGGCTCTTTCTGCTGCCAGTAACAGCAGCCGTCATCGCCGTCCGTGAAGTCGGCGCAATAGGGGCTTGCACCGCAGAAGCACACGCCGTTGAAATCTTCCCAATACAGGCAGGTTTCACAGCGCAGGCGTTCGGCAGGGGGCTTGTTCTTTCCGTTTTCCATCTTTACATGTTTCCACCTTTCCAGTTTTCAATGCTTTCAATGCGCAGAATTTGCAGGATATAGTAGTATTTGTCCGGGTCTGCGCCCCATTCGCGCACACCGCCTTTGCCGAAGATGCAATGCACCCGCAATATGGCTGCTGGGGCTTTTGAATTGTATCCGGCACGAATTTTTACAGGAAAAATCTTGTATGCTTGACCTTTGCAATTCGGGTCGGCAACTATGGCAGAATTTATGCGAGTTTGGTAATATTCTGTCGCTTCACGGTATTCTTCGCGCTTTTCACCGCGGCAGATCATGTCAAACCATTCCTGCTTTATGGGAAGTGTCAGCATTTTTCATTACTCCTTTGTGACCGGGGCAAGGCGGCATCATTTGCCCTCGCGCTGTGCAATGGCGCGTTTCAGCTTGTTCAGATTAAAGTCCATTTCACCGACAAAGCGCAGGCACAGGTCATGGTTGATACCGTTGCCCAGATAGGTATAGATGTAATCCATGCTTGTGCGTGTATAAATCGTGCCGCAAAATTGGTTGATACCGTTCAAGTGGTATTTCTGGCTTGCCGAACTGTATGACTTGCAGGCTTCACGGCTGCACCATTCAATAATCCGGGCATTCAGTTCGTCCAGCGTGTCCGCACCGTACAGCGGTACGGTGATATTGCGCGCCGGATAGACAATCAATTCAAGGCGCAGGTTCATAATTGCTTTCGGAAATGCGGATTGCAGGGCGTACCGAACCGCCTGATCTAATAAGATACCCTTTGCGTAGACAGGCGGCGGGGTCACGGTGGGTTCTGCTTTGATAAGCGCCCGGAAACTTTCAACAGCAAAATTGCGGGTCATGACATGATTGTTATCCGCCGGGGATGAAGTGGGCAGGGATTGTTCAAGGTGGATTGCATCAATCAGTCGTTGCATGGTCGTTGCCCTCCGAATCTTTAAGCAGCACACCACCCACATCGTCACCGTAGCGCGTCCGCATTTGTAGGCACTTACTTAGCGCGTATGTGGCCGTTGTTCCGTCTCCTGCTTCCGCAGCAAGGTTGTACGAAATCGCATGAAACCGCAGCAGAATGTCCACATTCCGCACGGGCGGTTTCAGCATACCGCTGATAACCCTGTGCCACCCTTCCGCTTTGCGTGGTTGGCCGCACAGATGTGCCATCATCAATTTCAAGCATCTTTTTTTAGTCATAAGTTTATACTCCCAATAATTCAGCCGCTTTCAGCATGACAGCACATCCGTCAATGTGGCAGTTGTGTTCAAATCCACAGCCGACGCACTCACAATACTTGGGCGCAAAAGGGCGTGGGAATGCGGCAATCTTCTTTAGTTGCTCGATTAGTTCGGGGGATGCTTTTTCATACGGCTTGCTGGAACAGGCCGCTGCATCAAATTTCAGATGTTGGGGCATCGGTATCCGCCTGCCTTTCTTCGTATATCGGCAAGTGTGGGTGTACTACAATCTGACAGCCGCACATAGGACAGCTAAAGGCATCATGCAGGCCGTCAACAATGGCGGTGTCGCTGATTATGGCTCCGTCATTGTAGTAATGGAATCTGCCATAGTTGTGTTTTCCAACTACAGTGTAGCGATTGTCGTTGTACGGGATGAATTTATAGCCGCATACCTCACACTGTATATCGCGCATCGGCGGCGGGTTATCCGCCGGGCCGCTGTCGGATTCTGTATTGCGAGATTTTTTCAGCTTTTGTGCGAAAAAAAGCTTATCATAAGCAATAACGCCAGCCATACCGACACCATAGACGAAAAGGCCCGTTCCAATAGCAGGAAGAATCACTTTCAAAATTTCTCGCATTGTCATACCTCCCATGCAAACGGCAGACCAATTTTGCATCCTTCGCGCCGTTCTTCGAAGAAATAGCATCCTTTGCAGCACTCGCCGCTGCCGTGGGCTTCACAGTAGTTGCTAAGATCGCGGGCCGCGTCAATCACGTCATCGCTGGCGGTAGGCTCTGTGCTCTCGACGGTGGGCGATTCTTCCTGCACGATGGGCGCGGGGGTAATCTCCGAAGGTTCGGGCGCGGTATCCGCCGGGGGCGCTGGGGTTTGGGTTTCGGTGTCGGGGGTCTGCTTGGGGGTGCAGTGCGTGCAGGCCGTGGGGCAAGTGGCTTTTTCAAGGCACAGTTGACAGCATCCAGCGCATCCGATCATTACACCGTTTTTGACGTGGGATAAAATGCCATCGGCATTGTCGCACATACCGTCTACGGTATCTGTGCAGTTATCGTTAATGAATGTCGCATATCTTTCTGCACGGGTCACAGGTGCTTTTTTCGGCTCTGCGGTTGCTTTCTTCGGCATCGGTTCGGGGGTGATGCCTGCACCAGCACAAGCTTTTACGAACTGCGCCCATGTATACTGTACGTGCTGACCGTCCAAGTAGAAGCGGATGCCCTTTGCGCTGGTATCCGTGATACCGCCGCAGAGGTTCGTTCCGCCTGTCGGGTCTTTGGCGAGGGCTTGCAGCATAGCGGCACTGAAATATTCCAGCTTGCGTACCCATTTTCGATTTACAAATTCCTTTGCCATAGGCAGCGCCCAGTCGGGAAAAGTTTCGGGAACAGATTCTTTCTCCTTGCGTATGGCTTCCATCGTAGGCACAGGATAGGTCGCGGCGATTTCTTCCTGCTGGCGGTTCGGCAGACTGCTAAGTTCGTAGGCCACTTGCGTGCCGATGGTGCCCGCTTTGTAACGCTGCATAAGCGTGGGGCACAAGTGCTTGTAGATAGCTTGGTATTTACCCGCCTGCGCCGAAGAAATGCCCAGCGCCGCCGCAACGGCAGTGCGGGTCTTGCCCTCCACCTTGCCGCCGTTGGCTTTGAACTCTTTTGCGATTTCGGCGGTCTTGACGGTTTCCATCATGTTTTCATATTCGGTTTCTTTGCGAGTGGTACGGTTCATAAGGATAAGCCGTGCTTGGTCGGCCAGCGCTCCTAAGCTGGATGTGATCTTCACGTCAACTTCGGCCCAGCGTTCCGGGTCTTTGGCGTAGAGGGTCAGCAGGGCCAGACGGCGGCGGTGTCCGCCGGTCAGACGGTATTTGCCAGATTCATCCGCCGGGCGGACAACTAAGGGCTGTTCCAGCCCGAAAGCATCAATGGCAGCGGCCAGTTCTTCAATGCCGTCTGTTTCGTAGAAATTTTCGGGGTCTGGCAGGATGTCGGCCAGTTTGATGCGCGCAAAGTGATCTTGTTCCGGCTGGGTGCTGGCGGCGCTCAAAACATCTTGAATCAGATTCATGTTGGTTCCCTCCGGGTGTTCCAATGGAACACCAAAACAGCGATTTATTTCTTCTTTTCGGCAGTTTTGCGGGCTTTATTGCCTGTTTTCTGCCATTTCGGCAACATTTCGGATAAGGCCATAATATAGAACTGTGCGATAATATCCCGTGTATCATCGGGCAGGGTTTCAAACTGTCGGATGATGTCCTGCCGCATCTTGGCGGGGTCGGATGTCTGGGTGCGCCGGATGGGCGCTTGCTTGCTTTTCACAAAATTACTTCCTTTCCGGTTCTGGTATCAACTTGCACGGGGCGGGTTCCTTTCAGTGCAAAATCGGGGTTCGTGGTGCGGTGGCATTGCAGATTCGGTTCATTCGGGTGGTTGGCGGCGCACCATTCATGTTTACAGGCCGTGTTCTTGGCGGGGTCGCATTCGTACAGCGTAATTGTGCCATCGGCGGCAATGTTAATATCAATCATCGTTTCCGTCCTTTCCTTTGGTTGTACAGGCCGTTTTTGCGAACATCCTTGCGGATTTTGTCGCCGCGTTCGGAATCAGCGGCATCAATGCGCCGTTCAGCTTCGCGGGCTGTCTGTATCTGGTTGCATACTTTTCGGTATTCGACATAATCCGTGCAGGCGGTGTGGCAGTTGATGGCCCGCCGGGCGCATCGGTAACAGGGTGCATTCATGTCCGTTTATCCTTGATTTTGTAGCCTGCGGCTTTCATGGCTTTCTGATCTTCGGGGGATGGGATGCAGGCGGGATCATTGGTTTGCATCATAACGTGGCCATCCTTGGCAAGCACCGTAAAGAGGGCGGCGGGCAGGTCAGAGCGGCAACAACTGTTCACAGCCCAGCACCTCCAACACTTCATCCGCCAGCACGCGGAAATCGCGGGCGGCATTGCTCCAACGGCTGTACAACGACAGCGGCTTGCCCGCGTCGTTTCCGTTTTCGACTTTCTGTGTGCTTTCGCGGATAACCGTGCCCAGTAAGTCAAGGTCGGTCACATCGGCGATTTTCTCTTTTTGATCGGGGCGAAAGCGGGTAATAAGGGCGTAGGCTTTCAGCTTTGGATTTTCCTGCTGGGCCGCTTCGATTTGCTCCCATACCTCGGCAAGACCCTTGCGGGCGTTCTTGTCCAGCGTGATCGGCACGATGGCAAGGTCTGCTGCCATAAGGGCGTTGATGCTTGCCATGTCGATGTCCGGGGCGCAGTCCACAACAACGAATTCAAGCGCACCTTCATTTTCCGCAAGGTAGCGGCGCAGACGCTTATCGCGCCCGCTGGACGTGTCCAGCAACAGGGAAATGTTCGACTTCATAAGGCGGTAGTCGCTGGGCAGAATACGAAGATGCGGGTACGGCTTTCCGTTGGCGTTCAGGGCCGGAAGTGTAGCGTGAAGGGCGCAGGCATCAGCGGCGGTCTTGGCCGTCAGCACATCGCCCAGACCGTGGGTAAAATCGTGGATGTTGTAAAACTCGGTGCTGTTGCCCTGCTTATCGGCATCAATCAGTAGTGTCTCGCCGATGTTGGAAAGTTCGTATGCAAGGTTTGTTGCGGTGGTGGTCTTGCCGACACCGCCCTTTAAATTCAAAATGACGATGGTTTTCACTTTTTCTTGCTCCTTTTCTTCTTTGGGCGCTGTTTAGCTTTGGTACGGTCTTTGCCGGGCTTGGCGTAATAGTTCATCATAGTTTCAAAGCGGCGGTACGCACTGCCGCAGTGGCGTTTCTTGCTGTTGTTCACGTTTGGTAATCCTCAATAGACATTTGACCGGGTAGCTGGCCGGGTTCGTTTTCCCATTCCACGCCGATGTAGTCGAGTACGCGGCCCCATCCATACCAGTCACCATTTTCGTCACGACAAACATGGCGCATCCAGAATTCCCATTCTTTGGGGTTTGCGCTGCGCAGGCGATCAAACCGGTTTGGGCGCTGTTCCAGATGGATGCCGAAACCGCACATCGTACAGCCTGTGCGCTGCGCAAGGGTGGTGCGCAGCGTTCCGTCCTTGTCTCGGACAATCTCGCCATATTCCGCCGGGATGGGAACATTCAAATCAAGGGCCAGTTGCAAAATGTCTTGCCTGCTGAATATGGCGAACGGTGCGCTTCGGATGGTGCTCTTACCGTAGTAATTGCACCCGTGCATCATAAGGCTTTTTTCTCTGCGTCCGCCCTCGGATGCCATCAAGCCAAGATACGGAACGCTGTTGTGCTCCTTGGCCCAATCGTCGCAAGGCTTTTCTTTGAGATAATAGCAGCAGCGTTCGGACGCCTTGAACGGGGCAGCTTCATATCCCAGGGCCGCGCCCTCTGCATCTGCACCGCCGAACTTTTCAAGCCATCTTTGGCTTAGTTTCATTCGGCTGTTTTTCTGAAATCCACCATATTCGCCTGTTTCGCCCGTAATGATTGCATGGCGAACAGTGGCGTTTTTTGGTGTCGGGTTTTGTAACAGACTGATCTTGCCTGCAATCTCTTTGCTAAGCACGGGCCAGCCCAATTCTTCAATGACTTTGGTTTTCGGTTTCAGAGGTTTCAAGAAATACATGCGGGGTACGGGCGGGCAGGCATCGTGCAGGGCCTGTTCCTGCGCTCTGGTATCTGGGTCTGTGATGGTGTCGATCTCATCCTGCGGCAGGGCCATGTGCGCGCCCAGCCATTCCCGCGCCGAGTAGGTGTTTTCCATTTCGGCGGCAATCTGCTTGTGTACAGCCTGCACGCCTTTCTGTTCTAGGGAAGAACAACTGACACAGGGAACATGTACGCCGCACATTTCAAGGAAGTAATGCAGGGTGATGGAATCCAAACCACCAACTGATACGTGACAGTTCAGGCCCATTTCGCTGCATTTGTCCTGATAACTGCGGGCGACATTTTCCGCATGGCGAATTTTCTGTTTGTAGGTGTAGTTTTCCTGCATATAGCGGAAATTGCGAATATTGGCTTTTGCGCCGGTTTCCTGCATGATCTGCTGTACTGTTTTCATGGCTGGTATTGCGGTTTGTACCGCCCCTCCAAGTAATCCGTGATGACTGCGGCGGCAGCTTCCCAGCCCTTGCAGACTTCCACGGCATAACCGGCATCACGCAAGCGGGCAATCCACTGCTTCTGTGCAGCTGATACCGTACCGCCGCGCAGACGCTTCAATTCGATGTACAGGCCGTTGTACTTGGTGCGGATAATGGTATACTGGCCGCGATCAACGGAATCTATCTTCTGAACGCCGACAGGCAGGAAGATGTCCGGCACGCCGGATTTCACACCCATTGCGCGGAAGCGGCCCGCTTCGGCTTTCCCACGCTTGCCGCCGTTTGGGATATGGTACATAAGGGAAAGTTCTGGATATTTGCCGCTTTGGGCATCGGCCCAGCGGAACAGGCACATTTGCTCTACATCTTCGGTAGGCGGCGGCATGGTGTATTTAATATCCGCCATTGAATGCACGTCCTTTCTTTGTGGCAGGCGGCAGCGCGGCGTAATGATCGCGCGGGGCGCTGTCTGCCGGGGTTGTAATCAGTCTGTCGAACATAGGCCCGAAAAGCTGTGCAGGCGGCGGGAACGGTGCATCATTGTCTGCGGCCATACCGATGACGGCTTTCACGTCCTTTTCTGTGTAGCCACGGTCAAACAAGCTGTACACCTGTTTTCTTGTCTGCTTATCGCCCTGCATATTGATACCAGTAAATGCTTGCAGCAAGGCCATAATACGGGTACAGCTTTCACGCCTGTTTTCAACAGACTTTTCAACAGCCGATTTCTGGGGAAGATTATGTTGGGGGTTTATTTCATTTTGTCTAATATAATCTTCTGTGCAGAAACTCGGTTTCTGTTGTTTGTTATTTGGGTTTTTGTATGCGGTTTCTCCGTTTTTGTGTACGAAAACTAAACCGGCGCGGGGTGTAACCTCTAAAAGCCAGTATTCAACAATAATCGGTATTTCGCCTGTACGCCGTGCGATGCCGTCCAGATAGCGGCTTTGTATCGCCCGAGAAGTTAATATTCCGTCCGTTGTAAATAAGGCTTTGTCGAAAAGTCCTAAAGACACGCACAGATCAACGATTGCCCGAACTTGGGTTGACTTCAACCCGCCGCCCAGCTTGCGCGCTGTCGATGCGGCGTTGTCATATCCCCAGCGGTAGAAATAACCATCGGTGGCGTAGGCTTTTTGGCACAGGGCAAAGTAGACATAAAAGCCCGCCGGGCCTTGTGCATCAATCAAGTTGTCAATAGAGGTGTCGTTTTCGAGAACATCCACATCCCACGTCGAATAGTTCAGATTCCGCTTCGGCGGTCTGCCCATTCGTAATACCTCCGTGTGTGGATGTTACCCGCAAAACGTGCCGTCAGCGTCGTACAGCGCGGGATTCGCGCGGCGGTCACTCCATCCGTACTTGATGCCAGCTTCAACAGCAGCGGCCTGCGCGGGCGTAGCCGTGCCGTAACACTGATTCATGGTGCGACATACCGTGTGACGAATTGCCAGTAGTGCGGCATCCTCTGCATCCACTGCGCAGAGCGGCGCACCTTTCACGCAATAGTAGGTATTGTCACCGGGGTAGACCTTGGCGGGCCGTCCGCAGTCGTATGGGTTGGGAACATAGGCGAACATCGGCATTCCGGGAAACACGCTGGGGAACATATCGCCGATGCAGGCTTTCGGGGTTTTGGTGGTAGTGTCCATCTTTCAATCCTCCTGTTTGGTTTTTCTTCCTGCCTTTGCTTCATGCGGCGTTTGGCAGTTCATATAATGCCGGTCTTTCCCGGCTGTCAGCTAAGGAAAAGTATGGAGAGAAAAAGGGGCAGCGGGCTGTCAGAATCGAACTGACCGATGCTGTGAAATCTGCGCCAGCACCCGCACATGTACCCGGCAGGCGCGAACAGGTTTGCCAGCCGGGGGATATGGGAAAATCCCACTTAGGTGTCCGGCACCTCTGCGCGGCAGATCAGCGGCCCGCGCAGTGCCCGTTCAGTCGTTCGTACCCCTTTCTGCAAGATGCGTCCGACTGCTGGTAGCGGTCAGTTCTGCGCCGATACCGCCAAACGCGCATAGAGTTGTTATTGATGACACATTTCTTCACACCGCTTATAGCCTATGTCGTTCCGCAGCATGTCCGCATTTGTGACGGCCTGCGAAAGAATGCAGATTCGTGTGCAACCAGAAATCTGAATTTTATGGGACGAAAAGCCGTTCTTATAGTGCAGCACCATCCAACTGCCGCCGCCAGCCGTGCAGTTATAACCTTCCGAAACAGAATATTCCAACTTCTCAAATTCCGGCATACTGATGCGCAGCATTTCCGAAATACTGCGCATGAAGTTTTTAGTCGGCGGGCATCCGTGGCGGATGGCGGTGACAGCTTCAACAGCTGACGGCGGCATGATCTTTGCGGCGCGGTCTGCCTGTTCGGCTATGATGGTGAACAAATCGGCAAGGGCCTGCGTCTTGACGGTAAGGGCATCTATTTTTTCGTTAGCTTCGTCAGTGTTCAGCGTGACGGCAATTTCGAAATCTTTATTCATTCTGTTCCTTTCTTTGCACCCGCCAGGGAACGGCCACGGCGCTTGATGTTCTGATCGACAGTCTGCTGTGCCTTGGCGGCGCTGTACGCGCGGCATCCCTTGGGATTGAACGCGCCTGTATAGCCGCGTGCCAACTCTCTATATAGAGTAGCAAGGGAAACGTCCACCGCCGCCGCGATGGTCGGCAGTGGCGTTCCAGCGTCGTATAAAGTCGCAATAAGCTGTCGATCTTTTTGGGTGATTACCTTGTACTTCCGCATTGAAATTTCCTAAAGTTCCATATATAAAAATGATGCGAAAGAGCGTTTAATCTCTTTCGCATCTATTGTACCAGTCGCCGAAATCAAAAAAACTTGCAAAAACCTGTTGACAAAGGTCATACTACTTGCTATAATAATCAAGCTGTCTCGCGAGCCCAGCCCGCGGCGGCAGCCGCTGGAGCCTT